GAATAAACACGAGTGTTGCTACAATTGGAGTAGCTTCAGTTACAGGTATGCCAACAAGTGGAATCATTATTATTGGAACAGAACAAATTACTTATTCTGGAATCTCTTCATTAAATTTAACAGGGTGTGTAAGAGGTGTTAATGGCAGCACGGCTGCTACTCATAGTACAAGTGATGCAGTTTTACAATTTCCAATTGGTATGACAGATATTCAAGAAGCCGATTATAGAGTTAAAGCAACGTCGGTTGATACTCCAATGACAAAAATTAGTAGATCACAATATCAAGGTTTTTCAAACAAAACTGCCACAGGTTTACCAACGCAATATTGGGTCCAAAGATTTATAGATAAAGTTACTATGACTCTATATTTAACTCCAGGTGCGGCTCAAGATGGAAACTATATTAATTTTTATTATACAAAAAGAATTGATGATGTAGGTGCTTATACAAATGCAACTGATGTACCTTATAGATTTGTTCCTTGTATGATTTCAGGTCTAGCATATTACTTAGCTATTAAATATGCACCACAAAGAGTTCAAGAATTAAAGTTGTTATATGAAGATGAATTGTTAAGAGCAGAAGATGAAGATGGTTCTTCTAACTCTACATACATATCTCCTAAAATCTATTACCCAGGTATTGGTTAATGACTACTTTTTCACAAGGTAAATATGCTTTAGCAATTTCTGATAGATCAGGAATGGCATTTCCATATAATGAAATGGTTAGAGAATGGACTGGTGCATTTGTTCATATTTCAGAATACGAACCTAAACAACCGCAGTTAGATCCTAAACCCACAAGTGCAGATCCACAAGCTTTACAAAGAGCAAGACCTGCTAGAACAGAATTTCCAACTGAAGATTTTTTAATAAATAATCCTATTACAACTGCAGCTGCGGATGCAACAGCTACTATAGCTTTTCAAAACGGGGCTATGCAAGTAAATGATTTTGTTAGATTAAGAGATATTAAATCTCCAGTAGGTGGTGTAGCTATAGCTACTTTACAGTTATCTACAACTTTAAATGGTGCATTAACAGATTCTGCTACAACAATTACTTTAACAGATGGTTCAGCATTTCCAACATCTGGTTTTATTGTAATAGAAAAAATTGATTCTACTACAGGACTATATATTAACGAAGTTGTTGAATACACAGGAAGATCTACACATGATTTAACAGGATGTACTCGAGGAACAAGTGCTCCATACAGAGGGGTTAGCCCAGTAGCAACAACTGCAACTAGTCATGCAACAGGTGCAAAAGTATTTGGAGCGTATAAAATAGCAACGCTTTCTACGAAACAAGAATTAGCAGGATACAATGATAGTTCAGGCAATCCTGCATACAACACTATTCAAACAGGTTTTACATTTGAACTTGTTAGTAATGCTAGTAGTACAGAAACAGGGGGCGGTTTACAGTGTACAGTGGGGCCGATCAATGATAGAGGTTAATTATGTCAGGAGTTAAAAAATACGATTATAGCACATTAACTGCAGCGATAAGAAGTTATACTGAAGTAGATGATAGTGTTTTTACACAAGCAATCATTGATGAGTTTATAATGGGAGCTGAATTTAGAATCTATCAAGAACTTCCTATGGACTCTCAAAGATTTGTTCAAGAAGGTACATTAGCTGCTGATGACAATACAATTAATTCACCAGCTGGAGCTTTATTTATAAGAGGTGTTGAAGTATTTAATTCTACTTCAGCTACTACAGGCAACGGAAGTTGGTTAGAGAAAAAAGATCAAACATATTTATCAGAATATACAGATAGATTAACAGGACCAGAAGGCGATCGTACAGCTCAGGATGTAACAGGTTTTCCTAAATACTATGCAATGTTTGGTGGTGCTGACAATACTACAGATACTTCATCAGGAGGTATGTATTTAGCCCCGACGCCTGATGCTAATTACAAATTTAGAGTTTATTATAACAAAATGCCAAATGGTCTTGGATCTGGCACTGGTTTTAATAACAATACATATTTAAGCACATACTTCCCACAAGGTCTATTATATGCATGTTTAGTCGAAGCTTATGGGTTTTTAAAAGGACCGACTGATATGTTGACATACTATGAAAATAGATATAAAAATGCAATACAACAGTTTGCAGGGATGCAACTTGGAAGACGAAGACGAGATGATTATACTGACGGAACAGTTAGGATACCAGTCAAGTCACCGTCTCCGTAATAAGGAGAAAAATTATGGCAATAACATCGGCAGTATGTAACTCATTCAAAGTAGAAGTTTTACAAGCTGAACATAACTTTACAGCATCGTCTGGAAACACTTTTAATTTAGCTTTGTACACAAGTTCAGCAACTTTAAATAAATCTACAACAGCTTACAGTTCATCAAACGAAATTACTAATACATCAGGATCTGCTTATTCTGCAAAAGGAAAAGCACTTACAAGTGTAACTCCAGCTTTATCAACTGATACAGCTTGTTGTGATTTTGCAGATGTATCGTGGACATCAGCTTCTTTTACAGCTAACGGTTGTTTAATTTTTAATGATTCACATTCTTCAGATGCAGCCGTTTGTGCAATTGCATTTGGTGGAGATAAAACTGTATCAAGTGGAACGTTTACAATTCAATTCCCAACAGCAGACGCATCTAACGCAATTCTTCGTATAGCGTAAGGAGTAACGACGGATGTCCGTTACTAGAACTTTTACAGTAACGGTAGTTAGTACCGGTTCAGGAAATAAATATGTTATTGATGGTGTACAACAAGCTACTGTTCTTTTAGGAGAAGGCGGTACTTATAAATTTGATCAATCAGATAGTACAAACGGCACTCACCCATTAAGATTTGCAACAGCTGCAGACGCTGCTGGTGGAACTCAATATACAACAGGCGTAACTTCAAGTGGAACACCTGGAGACTCTGGAGCTTATACTCAAATTGTAGTAGCTGAAAGTGCACCAGATCTTTATTACTATTGTACAAACCACGGAGGAATGGGTGGACAAGCAAACACCGTTGATGGAAATTCATGGGGAATTTTTCCTTGGGGTGTAAATGAATATGGTAGCCAAGATGCTATTGATGTTGCACTAACAGGTGTATCAGCTACATCTAGTGTTGGTTCTGTAGAAGCATTTCCACAACAAGGTTGGGGTAGACAACAATGGGGCAACTCTGGTTGGGGAATAGAATATTCTGTAGAATTAACAGGACAGTCAGCAACAACGTCTGTAGGTTCTATTACTACAGAAATTGCAGTTCCATTAACAGGTTTATCAACAACATCGAGTGTAGGTTCAACAACATTTGTTGGTTTAACTTTTGCAGATTTAACAGGTGTACAAGCAACAACACAACTTGGAGATTTTGATAATGCTGGGACATTAGTTGGTTGGGGTAGAAATGGTTGGGGTGAAGAACCTTATGGAGATTCATTTAATAAACTTGTCCAACTATCAGGATTAACTGCATTAAGTTCTAGTGTTGGATCCTTAACTGTCGTACCAGAAGAACTTATAGACATAACAGGAGTAAATGCTACATCTGCTGTAGGCAGTTTAACAACTATTATAGATTGTACAGTTGTACCTACAGGAGTATCTACTACATCTAGTGTTGGCACTCCTTTAATAACACAAGCTACTGTTGGATTAACAGGTCTTGGTATGACTGCTACAAGTGGTGGTATAATTCTTGATGCTGTAGAAATTGGTTTAACAGGAGTATCGGCTACATCTTCTGTAGGTTTATTACAAGAACAGATTGCTGAAATTCCAACAGGCCAACAAGCAACATCTTCTGTAGGATCTTTAACAATTGAAATAGGAGTACCATTAACAGGGGTTTCTGCTACAGCGGCAGTTGGTACAATAACTCCAGCAGAAAATGTTCTAGGATTAACTGGAGTAGAGGCAATTTCTAGTGTAGGAAATGTTGCTCCATTAGGATATGGAGATGTTGATATTATTGGAAATACAAGTTATAGTAATGTTAATAAAACAAATAGCGCGAGTTATTCCGATGTTGACGTATCACACGAAACATCGTATACAGACGTAACGCACGTGGCTTAGGAGAAAAAAATTAT